ACCATTTATTCTCGCGTGCAGTTCCAAAGTTTCGATTTTTCTGGTGGGTTGCACGGCTTGGTGGCCATGATCAATCGATCAGGCCGATGTGTTCCGGCGCTGTACGGGCATCCAGCCTTGACGGTGTTGGGCGCAGGGTCAAGAATGTAACGCAGAGATTACATTGTCTTTGCATGCAAATGGTTGCACTGAGACGCCGGGACACATTGGAGTATTGGCCATGGCCAGCAAGAAACCGCAGTCGCTCAAGATCATTTCCGGCACCGACCAGCCGTGCCGGCGCGATGATGGCGCGCAGTTGTTCGTCGAGGAACCACTAACCGAGGCGCCGCCGCCACCCGACTGGCTGCCGAACGCCCATGCCATGCGCGAATGGAACCGCCTGGCGCCGATCCTGGCTGTGAATAAGCTGCTGACGGAAAGTTCTATGCAGTCGCTCGGCGTGTTGTGCGCCTGCTACGGCAAGATTGTGCAGCTCTACGCGGCCGGCGAATCGCCAAACGCAAGCCAGTTGGCGCAGTATCGGGGCATGGCCGCCGAGTTCGGGCTTACTCCGCTGTCACAATCCAGGCTGAAACCGAACGCCGAGCCCGAGAAAGAGAACCGCTTTTCGAAGCACGGCAAGCGGCCTGATGCGTGACTATGTTCAAATCTCGCTCGACTACGCCAATGACGCAGTGTCAGACCGTGGCGGCAAGCGCTATGGCCGATGGATCCGCAAGGCGGCCAAGCGGTTTCTGGATGACCTGAAGAAAGCAAAGCGCAAGCGTGGCGCACCATTCAAGTTCGATGAGTGGCACGCCTGCGATGCGTGCGGGTTTATCGAACTGCTGCCGCACGTCGAGGGCGAGTGGGATACCCCTACCATCGTCCTTGATCCATTCCAAGTGTTCTTCATCGCCCAGCTGTTCGGCTTCCGCAAGCTGGATGGCACTCGCCGATACTCTCACGCCCTGCTCGCCATCGGCAGGAAGAACGGCAAGAGCGCCCTGGCTGCCGCCATCATGCTGTATTGCTTCGTCTGCGAAGGCCACACCGGGCCGCAGGTGATCGCCGCCGCTACCACGGGCGACCAAGCGCGGATCGTTTGGAAGGTGGCCAAGGCTATGGTCGAGAAGACCAGCGACCTGCGTGAAGAATTCATGCTCGAACCGTTCGCCCATGCTATCGCCTGTTACGGCAACAACGGATCCTTCAGGCCGATCAGCGCCAAGGCGTCGACCCAAGACGGGCTCAACCCATCCGCCGTTTGCCTGGATGAGATCCACGCGCACAAGACACACGATCTGCTGAACGTCCTGAAGTCAGCAGCCGGCGCCCGCCGCAACCAGCTCTGGCTGTACGTCACGACCGAGGGTTACGAAACCCCCGGCCCGTGGCCAGAACTGCGCAAGTTCAGCGAGCAGTTGCTTGACGGTCTGCTGAAGGCTGACCACTTCCTTGCACTAATCTACGCGCTCGATGATACCGACGACGAGTACGATGAGAAGGCGTGGTGTAAGGCGAACCCACTGCTGCTGACCAATCCGCTGTTGCTGGACGCCATCCAGAAAGAAGCCATTGAGGCGAAGAACATGCCGGGCGCCGCGGCAGAGTTCCGCATCAAGCGGTGCAACCGGCGTTCGTCATCCGCTGCCGGCTGGGTTGACCTGTCCCGCTGGCGCAAGTGCGGGCGCGTGTTCAATCTTGCCGACATGGAAGGATACCCATGCTGGGCGGCGCTCGACTTGGCCAGCACCCGAGACACCACCGCTTGGCGCCTACTGTGGGATGTCGACGGAGTGTTCTACACCTGGGGCCGCTTTTGGGTTCCAGAGGATTGCGTTTCCCAGCGCAACCAGCGCGGCACCGTGACCTATGGCCCATGGGTTGAGGGTGGACACATGCAAATCACGCCAGGGGATGTGACCGACTATGCCTGGGTTGAGCGCGATATCATGGCCGACGTTCAGCGGTTCGATCCGCGCGTGGTGGCCTATGACGACTGGAACGCTTCCGACATCGTCAACCGCCTTGTGGATCAGGACGTGCCGATGGTGAACTTCATCCAGGGGCCGCGTTCATACCACCCCGCAATGCAGGCGCTCGAGCGCTGGTACATATCCGGCCAGCTCGTGCATGAGGATAGCCCTGTGCTAACATGGCACGCAGCCAACCTTGTGCCCCGGTATGATCAGAATATGAACGGCGCGCCAGACCGGCGCAAGTCGGCAGAGAAGATTGACGGCATGTGTACTCTCTTGATGTGCGCTGGTGTTGCCGTCACCGGGATGGACGCCACATCGGTTTATGAATCACGCGGATTATCTGAGGTTGACTGATGAGCAAGATGCTGTCGATGCTGCCTGTTGCGTTCCTTGACCTGGCCATTGTCGGCGCCGTCGCCTCCGTCACCTATGGTTGCTGGATGGTTCACCCGTCGCTTGGGTTTATCGTCGGCGGTTCGATCACCCTGGCGCTCTGCCTCAAGCTTGCGAGTAAACCCGCATGAAAAGCATATTTGCTGGGGTGTTCGGCCCGACTCAACCTGCATCGTCTGACGATCATTGGATCGTCCGCGCATTCGGCCGGCGCACCTCTTCCGGCGTGACCGTCAGCGAGTACTCAGCGCTCAACCTTCCTGTGGTCTACGCCTGCGTCAATCGCATTTCCAACCCTATCGCCATGTTCCCGTTGCAGGTGTTCCGCGCTGGCGCCGATGGCGAGGCGGTCGAGGATCGCGCGCACCGGCTGAATGCAATCCTGCGCTCGCGCCCAAACCCGTTCATGAACACGCGCGACCTCAAGAAGACCGGCCAGGTTCACGCATGCCTGTGGGGTAACGCCTACCAAGAGATTCAGCGCAACAACGCAGGCGAGGCAATTGCCCTTTGGCCGCTGTTGCCTTGGTCAACCAGTCCCGACAAGAGTACCGATCAGCTCAGGTTCCAGACCGTAATCGACGGCAAGACGTTCACCCTGCCCGCGCAGGACGTTGTGCATGTGATGGACGTATCGCTTGACGGCTACTGTGGCCTGTCGCCGATCCAGCAGGCGCGCTCTGCCGTTGGCCTGGCCCAGGCTGCCGAGACGTACGGCGAGAAGTTCTTCGCCAACGACGCTCGGTCTGGCGGTTTCCTCCAGCACCCTGGCAAGCTCAGCGCCAAGGCGAAGACCAACATCGCTGAAGATATCGAAGAAAAGACCGGGCTCGACAACGCGCACCGCATCAAGGTTTTGGAAGAGGGGATGAAGTTCGTCGCCACGACCATCCCGCCAGACGACGCGCAGTTCCTGAGTACTCGTGAATTCCAGATCGGCGAGATTGCGCGGATGTACAACGTCCCACTGTTCCTGTTGCAGCACTCCGAGCCGGGAACGGTATGGGGCTCCGGCATGGAGCAGATGATGATTGCCTTCGTCGTCCACACCCTGGAGCCGTGGACGACTGCGTGGGAATCTGAATACAACCTCAAGCTGTTCAGTGAGGCAGAGCGCGCGGAAGGCTACTTCGTCAAGTTCAACATGGCGGCCTTGTTGCGTGGCGATATGAAGGCGCGCGCCGAGTTCTACGCTTCCGGCATTCAGAATGGGTGGATGACTCGCGCTTACGCCCGAAGCAAGGAAGACATGCCAGTAATCGACGGGTTGGATGAGCCGCTTGTCCCTGTTAACATGCAGGGCATTAATCAACAGGGGAATTCCGATGCTGACGTTTAGCCAGTTGCTCGCGCTTCTCGCGCATGAACCTGTTGCGCTGTGGGGTGACTGGCTGCGCGCGTTCGCCGCGTCTGGCCGCTGGGATACCATGGCAGGTCTTCCGATTGAGGCGCGGGTAACTCCGCAGACTCAACGCGCTGTCGCTCAGCGCTCGGGTGCAATTGCCGTCATTCCAGTGCAGGGCATCATTACCGCCAAGCCGACGATGTGGGAGCACTACGGTTTCACCATGTCCGTACAGTCCCTGGTTGCCGCTACCCGCGCCGCGGTCAATGATCCCGAGGTAAAGTCTGTCGTGTGGGACATGAACACGCCTGGCGGCTCGACATCCGGCGTTGCCGAGGGCCATGCCGATCTGATGGCGCTGCGCGGCAAGAAGCCGATCACCGCTCAAGTGAATTACATGAGTGCGTCTGCCGGCTACTGGCTAGCCTCTGCCGCCGATGAAATTGCCAGCGCGCCCAGCGCCGTTACCGGATCTGTCGGCGCGTACATGATGCACATGGATGTCAGCAAGGCCATGACGGACGCAGGCATGCAGGCGACGTTTATCCACGCCGGCCGCGACAAGGTGCTTGGCAATGAGTTCGAGCCGCTGAGCGATGAAGGCCGCGCCTATTACCAAGGGCTGGTAGACAACGCTTACGCCTCGTTCACTGGCGACGTGGCAACCGGCCGCAACATGTCAACCGATATCGTGCGCGGCGAGTCGTTCGGTATGGGCCGCATCCTGACTGCCGACGCAGCCAAACGCGCCGGCATGATTGACGTTATTCGCACAATGGATCAAACTTTGGCGGCATATGGCGCCACGACTTCGACAGGGGATCGGCAGCGCCGGGCCTTATCGTTGCAACTGTTGGAACTGGAATAGTTCCCCTACCGAGAGGATTCACCATGTCTAAGCTGCAAGCGATGCGCGAACAGCGCGCGACCAAAGTCAAGGCTATGCGCGCGATGCTTTCCGTCGCTGAAGCTGGCTCCCGTGAACTGAGTGCCGAAGAGCTGACGCAGTACGACGCCATGATGGCCGAGGTTGCCCAGCTCGACGCGAGCATTTCCCGCGAACTGACGCTGGAGCAACTGGAGGCGAACAGCACCCAGGCTCTGCCGGCCGTTGCCGCAGGCATCCGCACTCAGAACGCCCCGCCCGGCCCTGAGGCCAAAAAGGAATTCGAGAACTTCGGCGAGTTCATGCATGCCGTGCGCTACAACCCGAACGACCAGCGCCTGGCCAACCTGCACAAAGATTTCGATGTGCAAGGTGAACAGCGCATGGACACCGGCAGCGCTGGCGGCTTCGCTGTGCCGACCCAGTTCCGCGAAACCCTGCTCGCAGTCGAAGGCCAGGAAGCCGTCATTCGCCCGCGCGCTACCGTGATCCCGGCCGGCACTCCGCCTGACGCCGCTATCACCATGCCGGCCTTGGATCAGACCGGCGATGTGCCTGACAACGTATACGGCGGCGTGACCGTAGAGAAGACTGCTGAGGGTGGCTCCAAGCCCGAGTCGCAGTTCGCCCTGCGCCAGATCACCCTGGAACCACAAGAGTTCTCCGGCTATCTGGAGGCTACCGACAAGCTGCTCCGCAACTGGTCGGCCGCGTCCAGCCTGATCCAGTCGCTGTTCCGTCGCGCCATGCTCGCCAAGGAAGATCACGAGTTCCTGACCGGCAACGGTGTTGGTGGCCCGCTCGGCATCCTGAATGCCGGCGCAACCTATGAGGTCGCGCGCACCACTGCCAGCACCATCGTGTTTGACGACATCGTGGCCATGCTGTCCCGCCTGCTGCGTCGTGGCGGTGCTCCGGTGTGGATGGCCTCGCAGTCGATCATGCCTAAGCTGTTGGCTCTGCGCAACCTGAGCGGCTCGCCGGCTATCGGTGACGGCGCCCTGGTGTATCAGCCTTCGCTGCAACCGGGTATCCCGGACATGCTGCTTGGCTACCCGGTGATCTGGCACGAGCGTAGCCCGCAGCTCGGCACCGCTGGCGATTTGGTTCTGGCTGACCTCAGCTACTACCTGATCAAAGATGGTTCCGGCCCGTTCGTGGCATCGTCCGAGCATGTCAAGTTCCGCGAGAATAAGACCGTGTTCAAAATCTTTTGGAACGTGGACGGCCAGCCATGGCTCACCGCGCCGTTCAAGCAGGAAGGGGGTTACGAAGTTTCCCCATTCGTCGCCCTTGGTGATGTCGCCTAACGGCGGCTTTACCCCTTTCTCGGAGAGTCGAACATGAACAAACTGACTGAAGTAATCGCGGTTTCCCCTGCCGCATCCTGGGTGGCGATGGCGTCGTATCGCCAGTTCACCGGTATCGGCGCCCTCACTGCTGCTGACGATGGCGAGGGTATCTCTGTGCAGCTGCGCAAGGCTACCAGCGCAGCCGGCGCCAACGCAGCCGACCACGGCACCGCGGTCACTGCCGCATCGACCGCGACCAATACCGACATTTCGGCGATGGTTTCCGCGTTCGCTGCTGACCTGGGCGAGACTGCCGGAGGCGTGCGCTTTACTCACGTCACCGCCACCGTCACGCTCACTGGCTCCCCGGCTGCGACCGAGGAATTGAGCGGCATTGTGATTCGTTCTGACGGCCGGTTCAGCGAGTGAGCCAGTACGTCGTAACGCAGTCGTTTCGGGATCGTCGTACCGGTATGGTCTTGCCGGTCGGCGCTCCGTTTTCTTGCGAGGATCGGTACGCGCTGGCGCTTGTAACGGCCGGCGTTATCGGCAAGCCGAAACCGGTAGTAGTTCAGGCGGCGCAGGAGGTGCTGCCTGATCCGGTTCCGTTTCGCGAGAATGCTGCCGAGGTGGCAAGGTCAGACCGTGGCGATAGTCGCGAGCGGGCCGAGCCTGGCAAGCGAAAGCCTGGACGCCCTGCGCGACATTCCGGTCATAGCGATTAGCGACAACTGGCGGAAGGTTCCTTTCGCCGACATCCTGTATTCCTGCGATCCGCCTTGGTGGCACCATCATAAAGGTGTGCCTGAGTTCCAAGGCGAGCGCTGGTCGCAGCACAAGGGTTCTCGGGCGTGGCCAGCAGAGGCCGCGGCAATGGGGGTTAATGTGATCCGCAGCGAAGCCAAGCCGGGCATATCCCTCGATCCATCCGCTATCCACACCGGGGCAAACTCCGGTTTCCAGGCGCTCAACCTGGCCATCCTTGCCGGCGCTAGCCGCGTCCTGCTGCTGGGTTACGACATGCAGCAGACCGAAGGCAAATCCCACTGGTTCGGCGATCACCCATCCGGCCTGCAACGCACCAGCCCTTACCATGTCTTCCGTAAAGCATTCGAAGACGCAGCCGCTCAGATTGAATCAATCGGCGTGGAGGTGATCAATTGCTCAAGGGAAACTGCGCTCACCTGCTTCAAGCGTGCCGCTCTGTTGGGCGCCCTGTGATGATCTGGCAGGGGATGCGGGGGCTTGGCGATAACATCTACCAGCGCGCATTCCTGTCGCAGATGGCTGGCCCTGTGTACCTTGAGACGCCATGGCCCGAGCTGTACAGCGACATGCCGCACATCCTTCCTGTGCGCCCGCAAACAACCCTGCGAACTCAACTGAAAAACATGCAGCGGTTTACCGGCTGGCATCCGGCGCCAGGGTTCCGCCAGGGTCGCCGCATCGAGTACCGGCAAGACGGCATATTCAACGGCATGCGCAAATCGTTTGGGGTTGAGCCTGGGCCGCTGAGCCTTCCCGACTTCGGTCAATCGCCGGCCGCTGGCCGCTACGCCGTGATTCGCCCGGCAACAGTGCGCAGCGAATGGCGGGCCGATACGCGCAACCCACTTCCTGAATACCTGTCTGCCTGCGCCGATGAACTG